CAATTAGAACACATTACTTAGCTTCTACTGGTCCAACTAATATTACCCCAGATCAAACTAAAAAATTTAATGTTCTTCAAGAGGTTTCTTATAGCACTACTCAAAAACCATCCGGTGGCGATATTCTATTAAAAGGAAAAGAAGTAGGTCTTTCTGGATCTCTTGGTTGGATTTATGCAAATTATTACACAACAATTTCTAATTCTAATATTCAAAATATTACCAGTGATGGTGTATTATTGACTATAAATTGGATTTCAACAGTAACTAATTTTGATTTAAATATATTACCAGGTTCTAAATTAAGAATTTCTGGTTTTACTACAAATACTAATTTAAATGGAACATGGACTATTTTATCAAATGATTATAATGCTAGTGGATCATTTTGTAAAATTATTATTACAAATGTTCCAGCAAATGGACAAGTTTATCTTATTCCTAGCGGTGCTGGCTTTGAAATTTCCCGAGCAAATTGGAAAGAATTTGGAGTTCTTGGAAGTGAAACATTAAGAACGAATACAGAAACTTTTGGTGATTATAAATTAGGTATCAACACTTTAGCAAGAGCTTCAGATTTAGCATATAATATAGGATTTGTAGATTCTGTTTCTGAAAATAATATTACTCCGAGAGCTAATGTAGATATTGTTGGTAATACTTTTATTAGTGGTAAAAGCGTTGCTATTACTGTAACAAATGGAGTACAATCAAAAACAGAAACAACATTAGCAAATGCATTTTTAATTGGTGGTAACAGCTTAACTCCTAATAATCAGGCAACATTAAGAGTTTCTACTATTAATAACGGTAGAGTTGGTATTAATACAACAAATGATCAATTAAATGGATCTGCTGATGATCAAATTTATAATGTGGCATTAGCTGTAATTGGTTCTTCTGCAATTAGTGGAGACTTGAGAATCGGTGGTTCATCTGCAATAATTGGAAATACTACAATAACTGGAGATCTGGCAGTTAATGGAGGAGATATTAGTACTACAGTAACAAGTGAGTCATTTAATCTATTAAATGATACTACTTTTACAGGAACTTTAAATATATCTAATAATGTTTCTTCTGTTAACATTGGAAATAATGCTACTGGCACTACTTCATTGAATATTCATAATGCCACAATAAATTCTACAATTAATATTGGTAGTAATCTAAATGCTACTAGTTCAAATGTACAAATTGGAAATATTGGTAATAGTAATTTAAATACTTCCTTAATCACCATTGGTGGTGCCTTTAATGCTCCTCAAAATTCATTGTTTACAGTTAAAAATGCTCAAACAATTCTTGCTGGTTCTCTTGAAGTAAATGGTGGAGTTCTTCAAACTAATGCTAGTGGAACATCGGCAAATCCATTACAACTTTGGACCAGAAACGGAACATCTGTTTATGTTGATGCGTTTACCAGGGCAGTACAATTAAGACTAGGTGCTGTAGCTGGAACCACCACAATTAGAAATGCTATTGAAGTGAAATCTGATGCTAATTTCTATGGTGATTTCACTTTAAATGGTGGTAACAATGGTGGTCAATTAACTGTTGCTAGAGGTCAACTTAATACTACTGCTAGTACACATAGTATTGGTAGTGTCAATAGTTTAAACATTGATTATTATGAAAGAATTGAAGAAATTACTGGTTCTGTTGGTATTGAAACATGGCTTGATACTGGTGGTGTTGCTACGTTATCTTCTGTAGCAACCATCATTCAAGTACAAACAAATCAGAATGGTGGTAGCTCAACTCCAGGAACAATTCAAGATCCAATAATCGGTGTTGATCCATTAACTAACATTAATATTGGAGACTATCTCTTAATTGATAATGAAATTATGCGAGTAATTTCTCCCGGTCCTGGAATTAATCCAACTACAGGAACTAATGAAATTCCAGTAGAAAGAGGAGCTGAATGTACAACAGCAACTACGCATAATGATAATGCTATTATCTATAAATTAGATAAAACGAGTGATGCCACATATTTAACAGCTGATATTACTTCGCCATCGATAGTTAATATTACGGTAGGTGAATTTGGTGGAATTTTTGAACTAAATGATTATTTACGATTAAGTTCTACTGATACATGTCCTTCTGGTGAATTTGTAAAAATTACTGCGATAACTAATACTGATGCAGAAGATTTCAGAATTAATAATGGTGGTGGTTTAGATCGTTTTGTTGTTGATTCTGTATGTGGTGCTGTCACTTCTACATTAGTTTCATCTTGTGATTTTACAATTCAATTAACTACAAATAACAACCAATTTATTATTGCAAATGATACTTCTTCAACTCCAGAATTAACAATTTCTAGAGATGGAACTATTAGACAAATTGGTGATGGAACACTTACAGCACCCGCTGCTATATACAATGGAACTGGTTCTGCTTCATTATCTGGTGATTTATTAATTACAAGCACAAATGCTCTTGATACTGCTCTAAACAATGGTAGATTAAAACTAACTCAATCAACTGGTGATTTGGATATTGCTGGTGGTATTGATATGGATGGAGACATTAGAGTATATAATGGTTCAACGGGTATTAATTTCAGTGGAACACCAAATTTCCAAGTTCTCGGTGCTAGTGGTAACGTTTCTACTGCTGGTAGTATTACAGTTACAAATGCTGGTAACAACGTATTCCAAGTAAATAATGATGGTAGTGTTGATGTCGCTGGTATTGAAAATTACTTTACTACAACTGGTGGTAGAAGAACAATATACCTTACAACTGCGACAACTGTTTCTTCAAACGTAACTTATTTGATTAATCTTGGTTCTGACACTCAAATTTTACTGCCGTCTTCTCCACAAACGGGCGATATCATTAGGTTTATAGATATAGGTGGTACACTAACATATAGCAGAAGTTTGATTATTCGTGCTCAAAGTAATCATAGAATACAAGGGGATAACACTGGTTCTAAGGCTGGCGGACTATCTACAGCATATGCAAATGGTGGTGAATTAATTGTTCAAACTAGAAATGCTGCATTTGGACTTGTATATGCTGGTCCTACTGATACTGCAGGAACAATTATGCCAGCTGCTATACAAGGTTGGTGGTTAATGGAGATTTAATATGGCATATTACAGTATAGAAAAAAAATTAAAGACCGCAGAAATAGGAACAATTCTTCCCTGGGCTGGTGATGCTACCAGTAGTTTAAGGGGATGGGAACAAACCTCCAGAACTGGTATTCCTGATGGCTGGATTATTTGTGATGGTCGTCAGGAAACTGCTACCAATTATCCTTTACTAGCTCAAGCATTAGGAACTACATATGGAGGTTCTATTACAGGATCTTTTCCAAATTATAATCCAGCAGATGTTTTTAACATTCCGAATATACAAAGTAGACATTTAGCAGATTATGATACTTCTTATTTGCCAAATGATGCTGAAGTGCAAGCAGCAATTACTCCTTTAATGGGAGCAAATACAGATAATAGTGTTGATAACACTCCATCACTTTCTGCAAATGTAAATTTTGCAGTTGCGGCTTCTAATACATTGGTTGGCAAAACCACTGGATTGAATTTAGAAGATCCAACATACTTTAAATTATTTTATACTGTTAATAGAAAATTAGGTCAAAATCATACTCCATCGCACTCTCATGGTGGAGATTATGAAAGTGTTGTGTTTGATGGTGGACCAGCAGAATTGTTTCAAAGAGGTTCTCCAAATTTTGAAAGCAATGGCCAAAGAGTGCTTGGATGGAGAGGAACTGGAGATGAAGTGTCTAGCGTCGATTTTCTGGGTGTTGTTCCACTTAATGGGGCTCAATATGTTGCTTTGCAAAATGATTGTTCTGTTTTCGACCAAAGATTAATTCAAACTGCTCAAACTCGATGTGGTGGACTTGGTGACGGGTGTGCAGATTATTGGTTGTTTAATGTTGCCGATGAAGGTCAATTAAGATATAGCATAGTAGACAATGCTGGAACATCACATGTTTTTACTGATGGACCTAAAACTTTTAGCACAACTGCTGTAGCAAATCAACCAATGGATACAGGATATATTCCATTGAAAGCAAATACTTATCCTTTTACTAGAGCAGGAACTGGATTTGCTAAAAATTGGAGTAATCTTAATCCATTAGGACCTGATGTAACTTTTGCTACAACTATGAATCACAATTTTGATCAATGGGCAAACAATGATTTACCAAGTGGTCATAATCATGGTGGATTTGAAGTAACAATGAATAAAGCTGGTTTGAGACCACCCAAAACAGTATATCATAATGATGTTTCGACACACAATATTACTCCGCAAAATGTTCCTAATGCTTTGACTATGAATATTAATGCTGACACACCTTCAATAAATATATTGTATATAATTAGAGCTTTTTAAAACATGCCAAAATTATATTCAGCAGAAAAAGGAAAGCTTGGTAGTAACACTGGATTTATATTTCCGTTTGTTGTCTCAATATCTAGTGCAGACCCAAATGACCCAAGTAATGTATACAAACTTCCAGCAGGTTTTTTGAAGTGCGATGGTACTGTTTATGATGCTGATGATTTTCCAGCTCTTGCTGGTATTACGAGAACTGGTGATGCATGTAAGTTTCGTGGAAGTAGAATATTAGCAGATGACAAGTTTAGAGTTCCTGATTTAGGGGCAAAAATTATTAGAGCATCTCAATCTGATATTGGTACAGTGAATGATGGAACAATAACAACTTCAACTGGTACGGTTGTAAAAAAAGCAGGAGTTGGTGTTGTTATTGATAATAATATTGGAGATACTTTAGAAATTGGATATACTGGAAATTTTAGAATTCCTGTAAAGTCTGTTGATATTAATGGCAATCCAGGATGGACTATTCCTAGAAGAACAGATTCAGAATTGGTTTCTCCAAACCAACTGCAACCACATGGACATTATTCAACTACTCTTAGATTAAGACACGTCGATGATACTGGTGTACCTGGATTTGTGTATTCAAACAGTAGATTTGAAAAATTTGGAGATGCTTTGTGTGGTTTTGGAAAAGAATTTGATCCAAACATTGATGAACCATTAGTTATTGGTGGTAGAAACGTTGATGTTATTTCAAATTCTGGTGGTAATGATGCTAATACTGAACACAATCATCAAATTTTTTATACCCCAGGTATTAACCACGGCAGTGAACCAACTGGATACTTGCATAACTATAAAATTAATATATTTCAAACAGATTTTCCTCCTGATGGATTAATTTCTAGAGCTACTTTGCGAGATTCTGGTGCAACAAAATTTGATGATGTAATTTCTCCTTTTATTTTAGTACAGTATATAATCAAATTCTAAAATGGCCAAACATTATTCTAAGATAACAGGTTCTACTAGTGCTGCTATAGGAACTATAATTTCAGTATTTAGAAGTTCTAGCGGTTCTTTTGATATATCTCAGTATCCAGGATACTTAGAATGTGACGGAAGTGAATTGAACGTAAATGCTTATCCTGCATTATATGCTATAATAGGAACTCATTATGGTGGCACAACTACAGTTTCTACTTTAACCCCGTTTTCAAATCGTCAAAATCATAATGATACTTCTGGTGGTACTTTTAAACTGCCTGATTTTAGAGGAAGAAAACTTGTTGGTGTTGATGGGGTTGATGGAGCTGGCTCACCTTCAGTCATTCCTACTTTTAATCCAAATGGCACATTAGGTGGAACAGCAGATGTACCAGGTTGTACTGGTGGATGGTGGATTATGTCAGAAACTAGACAAGGAGCAGAATATTTTGTTGGTAACGTCACTACTACTGGGTATACTACAGTTACAACTACTGTTAATACTAATCTTTCTGGAGAAACTAGTTTAAAAGTTGGTCCTTTAGTAGATTCGGTTTTGCGTGGTGCTCCCGAACATACTCATATCTTATTAACATCTAACGCAGACCCAAACTGTATCGGTGAAATAGCAGATGGAAATCCGTATAATCCGTCAGTGGAATCAGAATATCTTGCAACTGGACACATTACAGAATTCCAAGGATTTATATTTCCTTATGGTCCGCCAGATGGCACTAAATCACATACCCATAAAATATCTCAGGTTAATATAAGTGCAAGTAGAAGACTTGATGCTACTTACGATACAACCAATCTTAGGGGAGACAATGGATCTGGAAATGCTTATTATAATTCTACGGTTGGCACTGGTGATTTACTTTCATCTAGTAATTCTGCAGATGATTACAGTTTCAATATAAGTGCTGCTGAAACGGGAATGACAATCTCTCAAGGTGATTTTCAATTGACTGGTGCTTCTCCAATTTCTGTTACAGCCACAATTGTTCCAAATGGAGATATTCCTTTGTTGACTAGATATTTTAGAGTTAAATATCTTATAAAAGCGTTTTAACTGGTTTACAATTATTATATTATCAAGGTAAATTATGAAACCAATAAAAATTAAACCCCTAGAAGAAATGGATGGGGAATTTAATGAGTTTATAGGTGTTTGGGAAAATTTTATACCCAAAGAATTTTGTGTTCAGGTAATAGCAAGATTTGAACAACTATTAGCTGATTCATTAATTAAAGTCACTACCGTAGAAAATACTGGAGAAAAAACATCATCTACTCCGGTTTCTGGAATAGAGCAATTCCCAAATACCAATTTGGGCAGAAAAGATATATCAATATTTTTGAACGGTGTTGCTACAGATTTGTGTAGCACAATTAATAACTTTTTATTTTCTTGTTTAAATCATTATCAAGAAGAATATGGTCAACTTCGTCACGTAGATTTAATGAGTTGGGACATTAAAGCTCAAAAAACTAAACCAGGTGGTGGATATCACGTTTGGCATTATGAAAATAGTTCATATGAATGTTCTAGTAGAGAATTGGTATGGGCAATCTACTTAAATGATATGTTAGATGGTGAGGCAGAAACTGAGTTTTTATATCAAAAGAGAAGAATAAAACCAACAGTTGGCACCGTAGTCATCTGGCCAGCTGCAATGACGCATGTGCATAGGGGAAATCCAGTTTACACTGGTACTAAATATATTTTGACAGGATGGTTTTTAAAGGTTCCAGCATAATGATAACTCCAGGCAAAAAAATTATTTTTTTCATTGATTTTGAAACAAATTATGCCGCAAAAAATACAATAACAGTATTTGTTGAAGATTCTATAATGCAAACAGAAATCTTTGATAAATTAGATAATTTTTGGCATCACAAAAATGATAAACTTGTGCAATTTTTATATGCTTCCGATGGATCTTACAACATTAAAAAGAAAAAACAAGTTGCAAATTTAAAAAATATAACAGAAACTAAATGGGTTGAATATGAATGGTTTAATGTTTCGAATGTAGATATTACTAAATTTTATAATATTGTTTCCAGAGCAGTTGAAATATCTCTGGAAACTGAATTAAAAAAACAAGAGGATAAATTAAGATCTATTCAATATGATTCCGATCTTTCTGGTTATAAATCTATTATTCTAATGAGAGATTCTCTTTTAAAAGAATCGGATTGGATGTTTTGCGTTGATGTAGTTGACAATATAGATTCAAATACTTTAGAATTGTGGAAACATTATCGACAATATTTAAGAGATTTACCAGAACAAAATTCTGACATTCCAAACCCTTGGAAATGGTTAATACCATTAAATCCAGATAGCTGGAAAAAATTTAATGCTGAAGTGACTGAGGAATATAAAGAAAAAAATAATTATTCTACTGATGCTCCTTATTTGAGTGTACCTCAACATTTTATTACTTATAAACAAGAGGTTAAATCAAAATATAATGTGAATGATAATGTGTATGAACATGATCAAGAAAAACAGTTGGATAATTTAATATTCGAAATTATAAATTCTCTTTAATAATATTAATTGTAAAAATTTTTTAAATAAAAATATCTTTTTATACATTCTATTTTTAGTCCTATTCTTTATGAGTATGTACATAAAATTGAAAAATAAGTAGTTAATCTTTTAAAAAACTTATAGATAATGGTAGTTAAATATACATAGTGATTATGATTTATAAAGAAAAATTGTTGAGTGACGCAGCAGTAAAACATGTATTAAACTTTTATGAATTTTGTAAATTTAGAGATGGCTCTCATACTGGACCAAAATCAAAAGACATTAAGTATAACTTAGAATTATTTGATGAAGACCATTCTTTGGCATTGAATAAAATGTTTTTAGATGAGATTAAAAAAAATGCAATTTTAAAAAATTGTTTTTTTCCTAAAAAGTTTTCTCTACCTATGTTTTTAAAATACGATGAAAATATGCATTATTCATTTCATAATGATCATTATGAACAGAGTGGAGTAAAAACACATTATAGTGTAACAGTTTTTTTGTCTGACCCATCCGAATATGAAGGAGGTGAGTTGATTATAAAAATGGGAAACCAAGAAATGGTTTACAAAGAAAAACCTGGAATGTCAATTATTTACCCTACAGGATTGTGGCACATCGTAAATAATGTTACTTCTGGTTGCAGAAAAGTTGCGGTTTTTTGGTTTCAAAGTATAATTGACGACCCAACAATAAGAGATTGTTGTTATGATTTGTCTAGAATAATATATAATAGTAATGAAAATCCAGAAGAGTATAACATATCAACCAAACAATGTTTAGCCATTGATAACATAAAGTATAAATTAATGAGGGTTTATGGAAATTTCAATTAATAGTCGTTTAAATTCTATTGGACATCTTGATGATATTGTAGTTTATGATAATTTTTTGGATGTAGATACTTTCATTAGTTTATATCGATATATCTGTAATAAGCAACGCTGGGAATATGGTCATTTAAGTAATCCAATCAATAATCAAGACCATTATGAAATGGTTAGTGGAAATACAAATGTCAATATTACTCCATTGTGGAGGATGCTTTTAACCGAAGATACGTATTTTTCTGAATACATATTTGACAAAGTAAAAGAAGTTACAAAAAGAGATTGGAACTTGGAGATGATATATGCGAATGGTCAAACATACGGTCAGTTGAGTAATTTTCACGTAGATAATCCAGATGGATATACATTTTTAATATATGCTAATATCCATTGGGATTTGCTGTGGGGAGGTAAAACAATATTTTGTGATCAAGAAAACATTGTTAAATATATTGAGCCAATACCAAATCGTGCTGTATTTTTTCCGGGAACTATTTTGCATAGTGCTGAACCAGTTACTAGAAATTTTAGAGGATTGCGTATAACCGTAGCATACAAGTTGTTTCCTAAAGAAGAATCATGAAAATAACTGATGGATATTTTTTAACGGCTGAAGCAGATGATCGTACAGACATCATCAATAACTTATTAGATTATGCTAAAAAAACATTTAAATCATACTTATTTTGTTATATTGATGGTATTTTAAATAGTAATAATGATGTAAATATTATTAAAGCAAAGGAATATCTTTCTATTGTTTTGACGGAATATCCAGATTTGTTGTCAATTTTTTTGGACAGTGGATATGCTTTAATAGAATTTGATAATCCATTTTATGCTATGGATTTTAGAGAAATATATTTTTTATGTAAAGATGAAGTAGATATTTCAGAAAAATATGTTTATTGTTGTGTAGTTGATCAATTAGGAGCAATTTATTTTGAAAATATTAAAGCACCTAAAACAGAATCTCCGGTAAGATTGAAAGATGTTTTTACGGAAAAAGAACTAAACGAAATTATGTTACAATCTGAGATTGCACAAAATGAAGCGGATGCTATTAATTGATAAAATATGACATATACTACATTCAATAATTCTAATGATGATTTGGAATTAATTAAACTTTATCCCACTATTGTATATCACTCTATAATGCAGGGTAATGGTAATAATTGCAATGTGATTTTTGATGAGAAAGTTATAGATTTTCATAGTTTGAAAAATGCCGATGATGAAGAAAAAAGCAAGTACCCAAACATAAAATTTGGCGAATCATTCGGGAAAGTTTTATTGCATACCGACCACAGATGCTCTATAATTTTTAAAGAAATTACAGGCCACTTAAAACAATATTTGGAAGGAGTACTATATTTTAACCTAGATTTATTTGATTATTATTTTGTTAAATCTTGGTATAATTTTATGAAGCCAGAAGATTGTACTGGATTTAAAAAAAGAGAATCTAGTGATGTTTCTTTTGCATATTTTCCGATAGTAGATGATGGAACACCATATTTTTGGGTTTCTAATGATAGAGGATATATTAATAATCTAAACGAAATATTTCCAGAGGCTTTTAGTGAAAATATTAAGGGAAAAAAATTTGTTAGAGGATATAATTTGGTGTCTAATAAACTGAATGCAATAAAACCACAAACTGGTAGCATAATAATTTACCCTTCTAAAATGCCATCAGGTTTGTTTAATTTTATGGACATGTCAGATGTTAAAACTAAAGAAGAATCTATAATAATTCAAGGAGAAATTAAATTGACTTTAAAACCAAATGTTGTTGATATAGAAGATGGATTGTTATCAATAAATCATTGGAGGAAATTCAATTCATAAAAAAAACAAATCTAATAAAAAAGCACAAGGGCTTGACCAGCACCATTTTTTGTGTCATACTATCTGTATCAAAACGCTTTTGACATGAAACTCCGCCCACACCAACAGCGAGCACTCGTTGCTCTTCAAAAGCATCAGTTTGGGCAGATTATTGCCCCAACTGGTTCTGGAAAAACTCTTATTATGATTTTTGATGCCATGCGTCGTATGCGTGAGGCATCTACTCCCCAGACTATTGTTGTCTGTGCCCCACGTATTCTTCTTGCTGAGCAGCTTTCTAGCGAATTTCTTGAG